TGTCAGGTTACGTCAGCGTCAACATATGGCGATGTATCAGTTAATGAAACCGAATATCTCGGTATCGAATTTGAAGTGGAGGTTTACGCGTAATGGCGAGCAAAAAGAAAGATTACACGGTGGTAGGAAACCATAATGTTATGGGACACGCACCGGGTGAAAGCTTCTCAGCGGCTATGACCGATGAGCAGGAACAACAATTAATAGAAGGCGGGCATTTAAAGCCCGGAAAGGTGGCTGAATAATGGCCGAACTAATCGGCGGAGCTTCCGCCACGATAACAATCAACAGCGTCGATCTGTCCGACCACATCACTAGCGCTTCTTTGGAAATCGCATATGAAGATGTTGAAACAACCAGTTTTGGGGATGCTGTACGCACCCGGATTGGTGGGCTTGGCGACGCAACATTAAATATGACATTTAACCAAGACTATGCTTCAAGCGAAGTCGACAGCACGTTAAACGGTTTAGTGGGAACTAGCACAGCGTTTCTATTAAAACCAACCAGCGCCGCGGTGTCAGCTACGAACCCATCTTATGCGGGTAATTGCATCGTTACCAGTTACACGCCCATAGCCGCAGAGGTTGGCACATTAGCAACTCTCAGTGTTTCATGGCCGGTAACCGGGGCGATAACACGCGCAACCAGCTAATAGCAGAAAAGGGGTCAAAAAATGGCTAATAAAGGAATGAGGTTCGACCTTCGGGTTGTTCACGACGAAGAAGAACGGCAAGTAACAGCCGGGCCTGCAACCATAGTCGCATTTGAGCGCAAGTGGGGCATGGGTTGGGGTAAAGCAATGCAGGATGTTCACGTAGAATTTCTTGCATGGGTAGCTCACGACGCTTTACACAAAGCGGCTCTAATGGGCAACGGGCCGGCTGTTAAACCGTTCGACGATTGGATTAACGGTCTTACTGACATTGAAATAGTCAACGAGGACGACGATTCAGCCCCTTTGGGTGGAACTCAGTAACAGTTAACGTAGCGGCTTTAGCTGTTAAAACGGGGATCAGCCCCCGTGAGTTGTTATTGAGCGAACCTGAAATGTTGGACGCCATGTGGCGTGTTATTGAAGCTGAAATAGATAACCGCAGGCAGGCTATGGAACAAGCGAAGGCTAAGCGATGACATCAGCTAAGAAATCTTTGCAACGCGATTCGCGTTTAAAACGTACGCTTTATTCTGATATCGAAATTTTCGGTTTGGAAGAATTACAGCGAGCTATGCGCGGTATGCCTAAACAGGTTCAAAAACAAGTCAAAAACGGCAACAAAGCGATAGCAAATCAGGTTGTTAAAAAGATGCGTTCCCGCTCTAGGGGAGTGTTTCACGCCCAACAGTATGATCTCATTAGACCGTCAATTAAAGCAGTTCAGGGGCGCGTCCCGAAAATACGAATGGGCGGTAAACGTGTAACTAGACCAAACATGCACGGACGGAAAACCCGCCCAGCGGGAGAAACCAGCCGGTATCCACCTTATGCAGGCGACATTGTTTACGGTGTCGAATTTGGTGGACGTAAAATTAAAAAAGGCGCATGGACTTACGGCAAAACAAAATCGGGAAAAGGGCGCAAATACTATGGTTCAACTAGACAATTCCCGGCTTGGAAAAAAGGCGGTTACGTCCTGTTCCCAACTATAAAACGCGAACACGAATTTATTAAAAAAACGTACACAAAAAACATAGAAAAAGCATTAAGCAAAAGGTTTTAGATGGCTTCACCAACAAGAACGCTGACAGTAAACATAGTCGGTAGAACAGATTCAGTAGACAAAGCGTTTAAACGCGTTTCTAAAGGCTCTACGCTGATGTCCGACAGGCTCGCAAAGGGTCTAAGAATGGGCGGTATAGCTTTCGCGGCTTTAGGTGTTGCCGCTGTAGCCGCCGCCCGGACACTTGGCCCGATGATACAAAAAGCCGCCGACATTGAAGAATCTTTGTCAAAAAACAAGGTTTTGTTTGGCGAAGCGTCCGTAGCTGTCGAAAAATGGTCTGAAAGAACAACGAAATCGCTTGGCATTTCACGCCGTGAAGCTTTGGAAGCTGTCGGCAATTTTGGTGCTTTAACTCACGCTATGGGCATGTCGGGTGAAGAAGGCTCTAAAATGTCTATGCAGTTGGTGGATCTTGCCGCTGACATGGCATCATTCAACAACGCTTCCCCAGAAGAAACATTAACGGCGATAGCGGCAGGGTTAAGAGGCGAAAACGAGCCTTTACGCCGGTTTGGTGTGCTACTTGACGCGGCGACGTTGAAAGCGAAAGCGTTAGAAAAAGGGCTTATTAGTAGCACAAAAGACGCTTTAACACCGCAAACAAAAGCTTTAGCGGCTTATTCGGAGATTTTAGGGCAGACAGAAGTTCAACAGGGTGATTTTCAGCGCACCAGTGACGGTTTAGCGAACCAGCAGAAACTTTTAGCGGCTACTTGGGACGATTTACAAGCGAGTATCGGCGAGAAACTGCGCCCGGCTTTAACTGCTTTTGTTGGTTTCTTAAACGACGAGGTTATGCCAGCCATAGCTCGTTTCGCTGACGATCCTTCCGTAAGAAACGCCGGTTTCGGAATAGGTGAAATTCTTTTCGGAGCTATCGGCGAAGGAATGAACACCGAACAAAAAGAACAACAAGGCGATTGGTGGGATAATTTCATAGGCCCGACACCGGGAGCGGCTTTACTTAAAATTGGTGCAGATTTCTTCGGCGGTTGGAAAGACGGTTGGGATGCCGCCGCTGTGCAAGCTGACATTCTCGCGGAAGTAAAACGAATAATGGACGAAATGGCTGTTATATATGGGCAAGATTTCGCAGATAATTGGTTTAATGCTTTCAATCAACGTATGAACGGTTTCGATTTTGAAATACCCGACTTGGAAGATAAAACATTTGAGGAACTAAACCCGCAAGGCGCAGCAGACAAAATCAGGGACGACGCGGCTTTCTACCAAGCTATGGGATTCACACCACCGACAACAGGGTTAACATCTTTAGACCCGTTAGAAACAGCTACTGGTATGCCGATCATTCCTGACATCAACCCGAGTACTAACATGCCATTTGAGGAACCACAATTTACGCAAAAAGAACAAGACTATTTTGATAAAGCATTAGCGGCGGGTTTTTTCGGATCGCAAGGCGGCCCGTCACAACGCGGAATGGGAGAAAGCGGCGGGACAGCAACTATCAATGTAAATATCAACGCGCCAGCGTTAACTGAAACCGACCTTTTAGGGCAAATTGACGACGTTGTACGCAACGAAGCGCAGTTATTGAAAGAAATATATTTCCTATAATGGCTACCGACACTTGGAACGTACTTATCTATTTAAACGGCGCTTTTCGTGACGTTACAGCTAATGTACGCGGCATTAACGTGCAGACAGGAAGGCAACGTTCTACAGATTCTTTCAGAGCTGGACAATGCAGAGTTTCTTTAGACAACACAGGCAACGTTTACGGCCCGTTAGCTGGTGGCACGTACGGTGCCGCTCAGTGGATCAACGCCGAAATACGCGTATCAGTTAACATCAATTCAGCTTCTAACAACACACCAATTTTCAGAGGAACAATAGAGGACGTAGACACCATTTATCCGAATAGTAAAGATTCCACTGTGATTATTAAAGCTTTTGACGGTTTATCAAAATTAGCTAAAACGCAGATAACCGACCACACGTTTTCCACAGAAGTGGGTTCGACACGGTTCACGAACATGTTAAACCTTTCAGACGTTGCTTATCCGGCGCAACCGGGTAGCCCTTCAACATCAACTCCGAACGAAAGAAGTATAGAAACTTCGACTATTTCAATGGCAGGCGCGGCAGTAGCGCAAACAATGACCACCGCGTACATGGAACGGCTCGCACAATCCGAGGACGGCGCTATTTACTGCGCGCACGGTAGCCCCGGCGGGGCGGCTGTAGGAGCGGGTGACAGGGGTAACGTTTTAACGTACAGGAAACGCAATTCAACGGGTTCAGCTTCAGGGTTGACGTTCGGAGCGGGTGCGGGAACAGCGGCAACAGAACCCGAATTTACGAACATCGAGACATCGTACGGAAACGAGCTTCTTTACACTAGAGGCGTTTATAACAGGGCAGGTGGCGCTGTTCAAACATACGACGAAAACGTTTTCGGGCAACCCGCTTACGGTATACGAACAATAGTTCGCCAAAACCTGTTAAACGCTGACGATGCGGACGTTTATTCAGCTATGACAAGTTTTGTAGCGTTGCATTCTGTGCCTGCGCTTCGGATAGCTTCCGTGGAATGCAAACCGCGGGCTATGACCGACGCGCAAGCAGAGAAGGTAGCGAAACTATGTATTTTTGATTCGATGCGAACACAATTCCAACCGGCAGGCGCAAGTTCTCCAATGTTACAAGTTCTTCGCGTTGAATCAGTAACACACGAAGTCACACCTAGAGACTGGACTATGCGAATAGGAACCAGCGGAACAGGCGAAACGATCTTTTTAATAATCGATAGTGCAGATTACGGTATTATCGGAACTAACAAACAGGCACCAT